TATTTGTTTTATCTATTAGTAAAGGTGTTTTTTCTGGAATAGATGTTGTGATATTAACTTTATCAAGAAGTTCTTTTGCTACGTACTTGTGTAAGTATTCTAGTTGAATTTCGGTACCACCGTATGGATTCATTACTTAGTCTTACCAAATACCGATAAAGATGCAACTGTTATTTGAACGTCTCTTTGTAAGTCTTCTGCTTTAGTTGAAGTATTAGGATTTGCAACATCTGCATTAAACTCTTCTATTGAACTATACGTTTGTCCAGTAGTTTTATTTGTAATAGTTTCTACCGCTTTAGCTGGTACAACTGGAACTTCAACTCCGTCTATTATTGTAGTCTTCATAAGATATTATTATATACTATTAACGTCTTCCTTGTCCACGATATTCCTTACGACTATTTCTCTTATTAGGTCTTTTACTATGTCGGCCAGGTCTTTTTTTATTGGTTTGTTTAATATACGCACCATTTCCTATACTTACTTTTCTAGCCATTCTCCTGTGATCTATCTATCAATAAATAACTAATAACACCTTTAGCTACACCTGTAACTTCAGCTTGAGCTAAAATACTATCTCCTGCTTCTAAATTTAAAACTTGTCCTGCTGCTTGTTGTGTAGTGTCTGCACCCATATCTATATGAAAAAATTCAAAGTTAGTAGTTGCTGAAGCGTCATGTAAATACATCTCTACTAAATTATTATTATTGTGTTCATTTGTTACACTAATACTTTTAACGATTGCAACTGAACTTGCATTAATAGTCAGTACAGTAGTTAAAGTTGTACCTAAAATAAAACCTTGATTTTTATAAAAATTTGCCATTAGCTAATAAACCACTCAAATCTTACTTGTTCATTTTTAATTTCATTAAGATATGAAGTATTTAATTGGTTTTGTAAAGTCTCTAGCGTTTGATTAATTTGTCTAAAATTATTAACCGTGTAAGGATCTTGTGGTTCTGGAATATAAATATTTATTTTAGTCATTATGTTTGTGGAGCACTACCACCTCTGCCGTCTGGTTGTATATCCACTCTAAATATACCATAACGCCAGTTAGTGTCTATTGCATCGTTTTCAATTTTTATCGCTGCAAGTCTTCCTCTCGCGCGCGTGTCTATCTTATCTGTTGTAGAAGATACTGTAAAGGGGCCTACTGTTGTTTGTCCCTGTGCCGTGGTCACATCTGCGGGATAAGCTTTAAAGAATAAAGTTACTTTGGCATTACCATCTATGTATTTAAAATCAGGTATAAATCTTCTAACCTTTATGAAAAATTCACCATCTCCTTCTATATCTAAATCAAAGTCCCCTGATTTAATAAATGCAGGTATTGTAATGTTTGTTGTATTAGTTGAGGTTAAATTAATAACTTCATTTACACCTACTTCATGAGCAAACACATAACTACCACCATTACTTATACCATTAATTGTTGGAGTGTTTGGAGTTAGTGTGCTTAAAAATTTAGTAGCAGTTGGATACTCTAATACGTGAGCATCTTCATACGTTGTTCTTGCAAGTGAACCTGTTGTCCAAGTTTTAAGCTCATAATTGTAAGTAACAACTCTATCTATTTGTGTTGATGTTGCTTGTGGATAGAACCAATTAATTTCTGTAAATAAACTATTGTGACCTGCAAATACTAATTCACCATTTGTAAAATTAAGTCCTAAAGCATCATCTCCTGATGTTGTGAATACAAAGTTTTCAACTGAGGAAGGTAATGTTTTTACTGTTCCGTCAAATACAAAGAAGTTACCAGAATCACCCATCCAATACACAGCACCGTCTACGAAGACCGCTGCGTGTTGTCCAACACATCCACAGTTAGATCCAACTTGACGTATGCTAAATGTAAAAGGAGGTCCTACAAACTGCATCGTATAAGCTGCTTCATCTGTTAGAACTAACATATAATCTTTACCTTTAACGGCTGCTACAATTCTACTTCCATTATCTAATCTAAAAGTACCTGCTGTATTAGTTGAGGTTGGTTGATATACTTCAATATCTTCTTGATCTGAAAATCTTATAAACATTGGATCTTGAGTAGCCACATTTCCTATAGTGGACTCAGTTCCAAAATGAACTAAGTGTCTATCTCTATCTGATACTCTTGTTAATACTGATGCTGTTGGATTTCCTGGTATAATAGTTGCACGTGTGCCAACACCTGTTCCAGCATTAGGATCCCATGAAAAAGTTTGCCCATCTTTAATAGTTGCAATTAATAATTCTCCAAAATTATCTAATGACCAGTTACCAGCTTCAATGGTTGTATTAGAAACTGATCTTGAGGTTCCCCAAGTATCTAATCCCCATGTTCCTGCTCCCCATCCATAACCAAGTGTCGCGGCAATTGGGCCAATAGTAACATATGGATTTGTAGTAAGTGATCCACCTGCTGTAACTCCAGTTCCTGTTTCTGTTACAGGCATAGTAATTGTAAATGTATTTGCATTTGGAACTGTTATAACTTCAAACGAATTTGTTTCAAAGTTAGCTGTTGTAAAACTTGTTGTAGGAGCTCCTGGTGTTGTAACACTTGTAAATTTAACTAAATCTCCAACAAGTAAGTTATGTGCGTTTTTATTAATTGTTACAGTTGCAGATCCTGTTGTTGATGTATAAGTGCAAGAAGTTAAAGCTGTCCCTAAAGGTGTAATATCGTAAAACACTTCATCAAAAAGAACATATAAAACTTTATTTGTACCAATAGCAACATATCGTCTACCAGTTAAATCAAACCAAGAATGTATGTCTCTAGCTGCACCTACTAATATAGAAGAATTAATTTGCTGCCAGCCACCTATCTTTTCAGGTGATCCATATTGAAAACGTACATTATCTCCATCAATCCAACGCCCCTCCGCCTGAGATGCTGTATCATTCTTATCAAAACCTGGAGGTAATGGTATCTTTTTTAATGGCATATTTAATGTCCATTATAAAATATGTTAGTCGTTAAGTATAGAAGTAGAGAAATAAGGTGTGGAATGGTGGTTTATTTCTCTACTTGATAAAAGTATATCATTTTTTAAACCAAGCTGGAAGTCCTAAATGAGGTCTACGATCGTATATATTTTCTTTAGACCCTTTAGTTTCAACATTATTATAATGTAAAAATACTTGACCACAATCATCAAAGGTTAATTTTTCTCTCCAATGTTCTAATTCATTTCCACGATACACTAACATATCACCTGGCTCTAACATTACTTTAACACCTTTTGCTTTTGATGGTTTGTAATTACCAGTTTTTTCATCAACACCACCTTGTGATGCATCCGGTTCTAAATATATTGGCCAACAACCACCACCTAAATGCATAGTTGTAGATATCTCACAACTAAATCTATCTTTATGGCGATGTAATACATCTCCTTTTTTATAAATTCTAGCGTAAGAATAATTTGAATTTAATTTTAATCCTGTTGTCTCTTCCATGATAGGAAGTAATTTTACAAGTAATGTTTCCATTACAATATCAGAATAATGTGAATATGTTTCAGGAACTTGAGCATCGTTCCATACACCAAAGTATTCTGTAAATTGACTTATGTACTTTGTATCAAACATTGTTCTTGCAACTGTTCTTTTCATCATGAAATAATCATAACAAAATTTAGCAAGATCCTCTGATATCGCTCCTTTTATAATTGCATATTTATTTTTCTTAAAACTCATACTTCTCCTTTAGTTTGTTTTCTTACAGTATCTGTAATCATTCTTCTCACAGCTTGTAGATTAAAATGTATAAATCTAAAAGGTTCTACACCATCATCTACCACATATTGATGTTCCATATAAGCTGGAAAGAATATCATTGTACCTGGTTTTGGTCGGTAATGTATTTGATGTGTTCCTAAAGTAATTTCAGTTTCATTCTTTAATGGTAATTGTGTAATCAGTTTAGCTGGTCTTGGATCGTGGAAAACAGGCATTGAAGTTTTATCTGAACATTTTAAAAAATAAAAACCAGAAATGTGATTATCATAATGTATATGACCTTCATGATGTCCACCACCTTTATCTCCAAATTCTTGTACCCAAAATTCAGTCCAAAATAATTCATAATTTTTTAAATCATAACCCATATGATCTAAAATATTCCAAGAGTTTGAACCAATATATTCTTGTAATTCTTTTAAAGCAGGATCCCCTACTAATGATGCAGAATGATAACTCATTCCATGATCACCTATTTTTTTACCTAATTTCTTTTCTCTTTCTTTAATAACTTTAACGTTATTTTTTCTAGCTTCTTTTATATATTTATCACAAACTTTATTTGTATCATCTACCCATTCTGGAATTTCTATAGAATATATCGGTGAACTAAAATAAATTGAAGAAGTTAATGTATCTGTTTTTGCCATTATCTAAATGGATATCCAAGGTTCCAAATAACCAATGAATATCTTGTTCCTTTCGTTACTGGTTTAACTCTATGCCAAACGTGTGATGGAAAAACTACAATAGATCCACGTGCTGATATCTCGGCACACTTTCTAACATTTGGTTTACTAGGATCCATATTTCTAAAATCAAATTCTAATTCTCCACCTTTATAATCTTTTGGGTCAGATAAAGAACATGTAACAGATAATTTTCTAATTTTACCATGTGTATCTTTATTATTAGGATTATCATATAAATTTTCCCAAGAGTCACAGTGCCAGTCATAAAATTGATTTAATTTATATTTAGTAAATTGACATGCTTCTGAATAATCCCAATCAAAATTCCATCCTGCTAATTTATTTGCTTGATTAATATAAGGTTGAATTTCTTTATATATCCAACGATCGCTTAACCAAACAACATTTGAATCTCTTTTCTTTTTTAAATCTACTATATCTTCTTCATTTAAATCTTTACCTTCTTGAATTTTAGTAGTTTGACCACCAGTAAGAGCTAATTGTTCTTGTTGTGATGTACCATATTTAATTAATTCATCACAAAATCTAGGTGTAAGTACACTTTGAAAGTAATAGTAATAATTCTGTAGATTCATTCTAATGAATATATACTAATTTCTATATTATTTGTAAAGGTCGAATATCGTTTAATTTAGTTGCCTGTAGCAATCCAAGATGAAGTATTAGGTGACCAAGCAAAAGTATTGTCTTGATCATCTTTACCAATCCATCTTAAATTAGATTCATCCCAAGAAATAAAATATCTTACATTATCTCCATAAGTTTTAATTGTTGGATATGCAACTGGAGCTTGCCAGTCGTCATTAGAGTCTAATGACCAAGATGTGAATGGTTGTGGATTAATAAATTTATCTTTTAAAGGATCATAAGTTTTTCCTTTTCCAGCGTATTGTTTTCTGAAATTATTATTATAAGAAGTTTGAACCCATTTTACACCATTTTCTGAAAATGGAGTATATGTTCCAAAATAATTAGCAGCTTCTTCAGATAATTCTCCTCCATGAGTAGCAATATCTTGATTACAAGCTGTTAATACTCTTAAAACAATGTTATTTTTATCTAGTTCTGCGTAATGTGCCATATTTTTTAATTCCTATTTGTTATTATAATACAATTTATCATAAAAATAAAGAGTATAAATTACTAGGTAACAGTAAGTGTTCCAGTCACCGTAAATGTTGCAACTTTACAACCTCCAGCTGGTGCCGGTAATGTTGTAACTGTGTTTGTTCCTGGCGCTGCTGTAAATCCTGCTGTTGAAGGTCCTCTAACAATAACAATACCTGATCCTCCAGCACCTCCAGCAGTAGAACAACCTGTTCCTCCTCCACCACCTCCAGTATTAACTGTTCCAGGAACGGCAGCTACAAGTGGTAAAACAAATTGAAAACATCCTCTACCTCCTGCACCTCCTCCTCCTGTTCCACCTGGTGCTACTGATCCACCACCTCTTCCAGAACTTCCACCACCTCCTCCTCCAGCATATGTAACAGGTGATCCAGAAATTGAATTTGCTGTTCCTGCTCCTCCTGCTCCTCCTGAACTAGGAGAGGCACTTCCTCCTGCTGCTCCTGCTCCACCTCCTCCTGAAGCGTTTTCATTGTTTCCTGGAGCTGAAAAAGAAGCTGGTCCTCCTGGATTTCCTTGTGATGGACTAGCCGGTGGAGTATTTCCTGTTCCACCTGCTGGAGTTGGGGCTGAAGAAGCTCCACCTCCTCCTGAACCACCTGGTGCTCCAGTGTTTATACCTGCAGAATTTATTCCACCACCTCCTCCACCTGTACTTGTAATTGTTGAAAAAACTGAATCTGTTCCAGAAACTCTAGCTGGTCCAGTATTTGGAGCGCCTCCTCCAACTGTAACTGGAACTGTTCCAGATATTGTTAATTTTGTTCCGCCAGGAAAAGAAGTTCTATAACCACCTGCTCCTCCTCCACCACCAAAATAAGAAATACAACCAGTATTACCTCCACCACCTGCTACTACTAAATAATCTACAACAACTCTTGCTTCTCCTTTTGTAAGTGATAAATTTCCTGGTACTGTAAATGTTGCAACATCTTGTCCACAAACTGTTGAAACTGTGTTTGTTCCTGGAGTTGCACTAAATCTAATACTTCCACTTTTTGCTCTAACAATAACAATACCTGAACCTCCAGATCTAGTTCCACCAGCCGCTGAACCTCCTCCTCCACCTCCTGTATTAACTGTTCCAGATTGTCCATCTGCTCCACATCTTACTTGACCTCTACCTCCACCTCCAGGTCCTCCTGATCCTCCTGCTCCTCCTGGCGCATCACCTTTTGCACCACCTCCTCCTCCAGCACGAGTTACTGAGCTACCTGTTATTGAATTTGCCGAACCTGCTCCTCCTGGTCCTGCATTATTTGCTGTCGATGTAGTACCTGCACCACCAGCTCCACCTCCACCTCCTCCAGCAGCTTGGGCAGGTGGTCCAGAAGAGTTTCCATCTCCACCATTATTTCCTTGTGGTGGACTAGCCGGTGGAGTATTTCCTGTTCCACCTGGAAGTCCAGTTACAAATGAAGGAAAACCTACAGTAGCTCCACCTCCACCTGATCCACCTGGTACTCCTGCAGCTCCTCCTGGTCCACTTCCATATGGATTACCATATCCACCTCCTCCTCCACCACCTGCTGATGTAATTGTACTAAATATTGATGGAGAACCCGATGCTCCTGCATCTCCTCCAGTAGTAGGGCTACCTCCTGCTCCAACTGTAACTGAAGCTTTACCCCTTATTTCTAATGCTGTTCCTCCTGGAAATGATGAACGAAAACCTCCAGCTCCACCTCCACCTCCACCAGATCCTCCACCACAGCCACCTCCTCCACCTCCTGCTACTACTAAATAATCTACTTCAGCAACAACAATTGCACCTGCTGTAAATCCAAATCCTTTTGCTGAGGCTCCTCCGCGTGATGAATTTAAAGGCATTACAAAATCTCCTAATTAAATTGAGTTTGTGCTGCTAAAATTGTATATGCTGGTGTTGTTGATGTTTTAATTGCAGTGAATGTGTAAGCATCAATACCTGCATTACCTGCTGTTGGAGCAGTTCCACCTTGATATTCAAGTACAACATTTGTTGATGAACCATCAATCGTTATTGTTGAAACATAAAAAGTGGTGTTAGTATTTAAAAAAGCACCTGTTACAGACTCACCGACAGATAGCATATTATTAAGAGTTGTAGATGAACTACCTCTTAAGTTTATTGTAAACTGACCTGTTGCCGTTGTTGTATGATAAAGAACAGCTTGATCTAAAAAATCAAAGTTTGTAGCACCAGTTGTTGCAACCGCAGTTACAGTTACTTTTTCTTTAATTGCTTGAATTTTTCCAGTACCGTTAAATGTTACTGCACCTGTTCCTTTTGGTGTTAAATTAATACCAACATTAGCATCACCACCTGAAGCTGAAACGTTTGGATTATTTCCTGTTGCAGCATTAGCTACAGTTAATTCATTAACTGCAGAAGCTGTCGTTGTAAATATAATTTCTTCATTACCGTTAGTGTCATCAATAATATTAATAATTGGGTCATTAATAGTTGGAGATGTTAAAGTTTTATTAGTTAATGTTACAGGATTTGTTAAATTTACTATTCCTAAATCTACTGCATCTGTTCCATTTAAATAAACTAGTTTAGAAGTCTTATCAGCTGCTCCAAATATAGCAGAAGCACCACCCACTTGATTTAAAGCAAGTGTAAATGCACCTGATGTGCCATTTTCTAAAATATATGTTTTTTCAATACCACTTGCAACGAACACAGTGCAGTTTGCAGTAATTGCACCTGTAAATTTTAAAACAGCATTTCTAGCATCTGATATTGTAGCATCAGTCATTGCTAAAGTTGTATTAGTAGATGTAATTGCAATGGATTGAAATCCAGCAATAGCTTGTTGTAAAAGGTTTAAATTTGAATTAGTTTTTGTTCCCCATGTACCCGAGTTTTCACCCGTGGCCATAAGTTCTAGTTTTAAATCCGTTGAAAAACTTGATGCCATAAGAATTCCTCTTAAAATATTATATAATAATCAATTTTAGTTTCATTAAGCCGCTATGTCAACCACACTCCAAGTATTAGTTACCCCTATATCTACAACAGCCCAAGCGGCTATAAATAAACGACCTGTAGAAGCTGTCATATTTACACCAGTAGGACTTACTGTAGATAAAACCTCACCTGAAGCAAATCCTGTAGTTACATTTAGTAAATTTGTAGTTAATGTAACTATTGTATTTGGCACAGCATCTTCATTACCTAAACTTGTTGTTAATAAGTTAGTATTAGCTGTAACATTAGCATCTCCAGTAATCTGGGCAATTGATGTTAAAGTTAGTGTTAATAAATTAGTTGAAACAAATACTTCTACAGAAGGTACAGCCTCTTCTTCAGCACCTTGAGATATAAACATACCTCCAATATTGCCCCACGAACCATAACCCCAACTAGCTGAACCCCAAGGTAAATTACCAGGTGAGCTTACTTCAACGATTGTATTTGCGTTTACATTTTCTTCAGCAAAACCCTCTTCAATATTTAATAAATTAGTATTTAATGATAAATTAGCATCTGCTGTAATAGTTATTGATGTAACAGATAATGTTAAAAGATTTGTACTTAATATTAATGTAATATTTTCTTCGGCTGTAATTGTTTCTTCACCTAAATCAACAACAGAACCAGTAATTTGATTCCAAGCATATTGTCCAAAAGATCCTTGACCCCATGTTGTTGAAGAACCAGGAGTAGTAACTTCTACAATTACATTTTCTCCTGCAAAAACAGAATTAACAGTTGAATTTAATTCAACACCAGTAGCTTCAATTACAAAGTTTGCTTGTGCAGAAACAGTGCCATTAACTACGTTTAATAAATTTGTAGATAAAGTTATTTCAGCACCAGCTTCAATTAATTCATTACCTGTTTGAGATAAAACTCCAGTTATCTGCCCCCAAGAATTAATTCCGTAAGCATCGTATCCCCAAGTTGTAAGGGAACCAGGTGACGTTACTTGTACTGTAATATCTGCCACCTGGCCCTCCTAAAATTAAGCGATTCTTAATATAGCTGCTGAACTTGTGAACGCTGGAAATAAAATTGTAAATGTTCCTGATGTTGCAGTTTTAACGGCACCGAAATCTAATACACACACTGCTGCATTATTACCGAATGAAGTATTATAAATTACTGCACCCAATGCACTTAATGTAACTCCTGTAAAAGATAAATCT